AAAAAAGAAAGTTTTTTGCTCAGTGGCGAAAGAAGAACCCAAGAGAATCTGTTAGAGTATGTTCGAGAGGCAACAAACTGCACTCCGTCATCGAAGACTATCTGAATAACAAAAAGATTGTTCTTCAAGATCTACCCCCAAACGAATGTGATTTGTTTATACAACTAAAACCAGAACTCGATAGAATTGATAACATAAGAGCGTTAGAAGTTCCCTTGTGGAGTACTAAGATAGGTTTAGCAGGGCGTGTCGATTGTATTGCAGAACATGCAAATGAACTTGCAATCATTGACTTTAAGGGATCAACTCGAAGTAAAGATGCCAGACAAGTCGATAACTACATGATGCAAGCGACTGCGTACTCTCTTATGTGGCAAGACATGACAGGAGAGGAAATAAATAAATTTAAAATTTTAGTTTCATGTGAGTCTGGAGAAATTCAAGTTTTTTCTGATTCGCCGATCAATTGGGTAAAACCTCTGTTTAAAACCATACAAAATTATAAGAGAGAAAACAAATGAATGTTGATCATGTAAATAAACAAAACACACCCACATGGGTGAAAATGAACGAAGATGCACAAAGTTCTATGTGGAGGAAAAGATTTTGTAATTTACACAACGGTGAATTTAAGAAAATAAATGAAATATGGGTATGGAACAAAGAAACAGAAACAAAAAAACAAGAAAAATATACCTACATTTTCACTGATCCAGACGGTGTATTAGTGGAAGTAAACAATATGATGCGTTTTTGTAGGGAAAAATCCCTGAATAAGTCCGCAATTTATGAAGTAATCTCCGGAAAAAGAAATCATCACAAAAATTTTCGGTTTGTAGAGAAAAAGATTACTATATAAGTTGGGTCCAGACATAAGTCAGGAGGTGATCCAAACGCAGCAAACTCCAACGGACCCGACAGGGGAGCATTCGCTCCCCTGTTTTTTTATAAATAAAGTGGAGATATTCATATGCCTAAAAAAGAACGACACTTTGTATTTTCATTCGGTAGAATGAACCCACCACACGCCGGACATGCGAAACTAGCAGATGCAGTAATATCACATGCAAGAAAAGTGGGTGGTGATCACGCGGTTATCCTTAGTCAATCTCACGGCGGAGAAAAAAATCCTCTTCCACCTGATGTGAAACACGGAATGGCAAAAAAGATATTACCTAATGCAAATGTTGTCTCGGATGACAGTATTCGTCACATGGGACATGCGTTTGAACATGCAAAGAAAAAAGGTTACAGTCATGCACATCTCGTGGTAGGTGGAGACAGACACGAAGAAATGTCAGCCAGGGCTGGAAAAATAGCAAGTGCAGTTGGCATCAAAGTTAATGTCGTAAATGCAGGACACAGAGATCCAGACTCAGAAGGAGTCGAAGGCACATCTGCCACCAAAGTAAGAGCAGCGGCAAATGAAAAGAATATCAACAAGTTTAGAACTCACATGCCAAGACACATCAACCGGGCGGCCGCAACAGAGATGATGAATACAGTTCATCATCACCTGAACACCGCTAACGAAAGCGTCGAATGGTTCGATGAACAAGAGTTCCTTGCATTCCTCGGAGAACAAACACTCCTAGACGAAGCAGCAAAATATCTCCGTCCAGATCTTTATCTTATTCGCAAGAGAAAACAGAACAAGGTAGAGGTAGTTGTTCGTCCTGATCCCGATGATGATGTTGTTCTCAAGGGCGGAGTAGATAAACAAAAACCAACCATTACTGATGTTATGAATCACATCAAAAAAGGTGAGTTCAAGCAGACACCAACATCAATTCAAGTGTTTGGGGATCTTTCAGCAGAGATTAGTGCGGAAGAACCAGAGGGACAGGCTAAACCAGACACAGGAGGTGTTGCAGGATCTGATGTAGCATCCCAAGCGGAAACCGGAAGAGATCCCGCTGCGGAAGTTGACGACGCTGATGTGCAAGCAGCAGCAGATCAAGCAGGCGCAGAAGCATTAGATTTATCAATGCCTATGGGATCACCAATTAGTTTAGATGCGATTTCATACCCAAGACCAACTAAACCTCTTACACAGAGTAAAGGTGTTCAGTTTGAATGGGCGCTGATCTATACCGGACTCAAGTCAGCAGGATTTAGTGACGAGCAGATAAGTCAAAGAGATACGATGACTAACAACAATCTCATGTCTTTCTCGAAAGACTCGTTTGATCTTGCAAAGAAAACAATGAAAAATATTCCACAGGAACTAAGAGCAGATCTTAAACACAGCAGTGAACTTGGAATCGCGGGAGATCCTGAACCAAAAACAGATATTGTTGCCGGTGATAACCGAATAAGCGTAAAAATGGATGGACAGATTCAACTGTCATCTGAAAGTTCAAAGAAATCAGCAGAGGCTCTTGCTGCAATCGCTTCCAATCTAACCACAAAAGATGCAAAGTTCACTCAAAATGCACTGAATTCTATAACAAAGGCATTGTCAAAAATGCCCACAAAAATGATTGATCCAAACAATCTCGAAGAAGCAAAAATGAGACACGCGGGTAAGCCTTGGTTCGAAGAAATGCTAGATGACAATGGAGAAATCAAAGACGAGTATAATTGGGGGATTCATAGGGAAAAGGTAACCCCTACAATTCAGAAGAATCTAATCAAATATCTTGATAAGAATGAAGACTTCAAGAGAGCCCTAATTCATGAAGCACTTACTGGAAGAATGAAGTTCGGAGACAATGAAGCGGCGGCCGCCACTCATCTTCTTTTCCCAGACGGGTTCACAGAAATAGGTGAATCTGACGGAGAGTTTATTGACAGTCTCAAAGATAAAACGGTAGTTGGTATTCGAGCAAAATCTCGAAAAAGAATAACACAACCAACATTTAGATTTGAACTTAAAGGAAATAAAATTGAAAGAGTGACAGAAGCAGTAGATATCAAAGGAAGCAGCGACTATATCTTCACCCCAGACAAACTCAGTATGTTTTATTCCCAGAATCCCGATTTGCTCACACACGAAGCAATGAGTGGAATTGAGTCATCTCTTAGTGGAGATATGACGAGCGAAACAATGTCTGCTGGCTCATATAACATAATTACCGTCAACGGTAAAGAAAAGAAAATACCCGTAACAGGCGGAGAGATAACCGATGACATTGATGTGAATGAAATATTTTTGGCAGAACAAGACGATCCTTCAAAGAGAGATTATAAGAGAGAGTACAGACTGTTTCACGGTAAAGCGAAACAGAGAAAGAAAAGATCGAATCGTGTTCTCGCTAGAAGAAAAATGATCAAAAAAGGCAAAGCCAAAAAGGGTGATGGGAAAGATATAGATCACAAAGATGGCAATGCTCTAAATAACGGTGATGGAAATTTAAGAGTAAGATCAGTGAAATCAAACCGAGCAGACAATAAGCACAGAAAGGGAGAAAAGCATCAAAATATCCCCGAAGAGCATGGGGCCGGAGAGATGGGAACCGACGAATTACTACATAGGTATATTAAAGATACACCATATATGTCCATTATTGGATTTAAACACAAGAAAAAGAGAGACTCATTAAAATGACCGAACAACATAAACAGGGACTGGGAATTTCGATGGTTAGCTTACTTGTTGGATGGTTTATTACATTTGGATCCGCAGTTTGGTATGTAAGTGCAACTGACGCTTCGACAAACTCTAGACTGGATTTCATCGAAAAAGAGTTAATTTCACTGGATAATAGACTGGATACCAGTGAAACATTTAGGGCAGCGTTAATGACAGATTTAGCAGAAATAAAAACTGATCTACTTTGGATAAGAAAGTCGTTAGAGCAAAATGGTGGATAAAGATCAAATAAAAGAAGATCTTAGACGATGGTTTAAGGAAAAATGGGTGGACATTTCCAGAAAAGATTCATCTGGAAAACACCCAGAATGCGGTGCATCTGCAAAGAAAAGATCTAAGGGTGATTTCAACAAGGCATATCCTAAATGTCGTCCTTCGAGAAGAGTTTCCTCTAAAACACCACAAACATCTGGAGAGATGTCTGATAAACAAAAGAAGTCTGCTTCGTCATCCAAAAGAAAAGTCGAAAGAACAAAAGCAGACAACCCAGATAAAAAACCACATGTCGTTACTCACAGGAAAAGAAAGTAATGAGAAAATATAAAGAAGTAAAAGCAAAAGATCTCAAAGAAGGATCAATTGTAATAAAGCATCATGGTTATGCTGAAAAAGTAGAATCCATCATTGATGTAACAGAGAATGTGAAACTAATATCATTTTCTGACTCTGCTGATAATGTTCATGAAATTTATGTGAGAAACGATCAAAAGTATAATGTAAGGACAGATGATCTAAATGAGGGTAAACTCTACGATCGTCTCGTTTCCCAACTGATGGCTAAAGGTATGCCCGAAAACAAAGCACATGCAACTGCAACATCACAATTACAAAAGCATGGTTCCCTCAAGTCAGGAACAAGAGAACTCACGAAGCATGGTAAAAAAAGAGAACAAATGGGGGCCGCTGGTAGAGCGAAAGATCGCGCAGCGAAAAAATCTGGCAAAAAACCATCTGATTACAAATACAACGCTAAAACAAATGGCGCAACCCTAAAAGATTCCTTCGATCCCGAAGGAGATCTAATTCTTGAAAAGAACACACCAACCAATCCATCCCTTTGGTCAAGAGCAAAGACACTCGCAAAAAGTAAATTTAAAGTTTATCCCTCGGCATATGCTAACGGATGGGCTGCAAAATGGTACAAAAAGCGCGGCGGTGGCTGGAAAAAAGGCTAAATAGAGTTAGGAGACTCAAATGAAAACCTACAGAGAAATTAGAAAAACAATCAAGGAAAGCGAAGCAACACTCGGTGGTGGATTCGCAGACGGCGGAAACCCAATGACAAAGGGAAGAAGTGCTGTCAGCGATTATGGTATTCAATACACCGAAAACCCCTCGCAACTGAAAAGGCTCAATGCATTCGTAAATGCATTTACTCAGAAAGAGTATCTAGATCCTAGAGGTGCAATCAACCTCATGAGATCAAAGTTAAACTCAACTGGTCTTGATTTTCCTTTCGATAACTCTATTGATTTAAATGCGAACGAAAGTAAAACATATCGTCTTCTCAAGTACGGCGGAACCTTTGGTAAAACACCAACAACTCCTCACACAGAATTTGAAGAAACAGATGGATTCGAAGAAGGTAAGTCTTATGTTCTAGAATTAAATGTCGTAGATAATCCAAATGGTCTTTACAAAATAGAGGCCACTATTAAAGAAGGTGAAAGTGCTGACATTGATGTGAATGATGCAAGAGATTCTACTAAAATTGCCTCGGGTGCAAATCAGCCCCCAGCAAAAGGTGAAATACAGAGCTTTCTCAAATATAATAAATGAACCAAAAATTAAATGATGATAATTATGTAATGTTTGCAATGCAAAATTACGATAATCCAACGGGTGCGACAATAGAAGAATTTTACGAAGATCTAAACACTTTGAAGTATGTCAAACGATTATTAGTAAAATACGACAGAACAGGCGTTTTGCGAGAGAGATTATTGCTAAATCATATAATAATCTTGGGAAATCTTTTCACTCCATCAGTTGCTTCAAGACTATTGTTTTTCTATATTGATTCCGAACATCATTCTTATTTGAAATCTTTTCTTACTTTTTTAAATTATCTTCCTCCCAGTATACCAGAAGTAAATGTAAATTATGTAAACTTAGACTCAGTGATTTACGGTAAATTGAAAGAAATGAAATGAACACACTAGGCTCATACATAACATCTTTCACCCTTGCAAAATTCATTCGAGATATCACAACCCCCATAACCAACACTAAAGCATACGCACTCGGGTTGATTGATGCAAAGGGAAACCTTCTAAAAGAACCAAGCAACCAAGCAGAATACAACGCATGGACACCATACGAACAAATGGTTATATCTGTGCGAAAATTGTTTGACAAAATACCAGATCCATCAACCAAGGCAAAATTAAATTCCTTTGTTGCTGCAACCAAATTATTTTCAGAAGATTTCAACAATGTCGGAGGCGATATTGAAGAATTCAAAAACGGCGTTTTCAATTATCTTCAAGATGAGGGTGTCATTACAACAGAAGAGATTGCAAATGTTATGGGATCAGGTGCAATTGCAGGTTTAGGTATAGGTCCAAAACCACCTGATAATGTTAAAATTTCACCTCTAAAATATCGAAAGAAAAAGAAGAAAAATAAATTCTTTGATGTCGATGGAATTGGTATCATGTCGTTCCGGAGAAATTGATGATAGAATCATTATTAACAACCGAGTTTCTTTCACTCGTAGGCGGCAGTCTTGCAGGGTTTATATTCAAAACACTTGCAGAGAGAAGACAGGATGAAAAAGAAAGATTCGAAAGAACAATTCAACTCATCGACAAAAGAAAAGAAGCAGCCGACGCAGCAGTCAAGCGAGTACCGCTGGAGGCAGGAAAGGTTGTACGCAGGATTATCGTTCTATGCATCCTCTTTGGTACGATCCTCGCACCATTCATTCTACCTTTCTTTTCCATACCAACAGTAGTAGAACTCGAAGAGCAACGATATGCACCCCTTGACTTCTTCGGACTTTTTGGTAAAAATACTTACATCTCATTCGAAGCGATCAATGGTTATCTGTTCACCCAAGAGAACAGACAAATTCTTGTGACAATTGTGGGGTTCTATTTCGGAAACGCATCGGCGAAATGCAAATGATGTGTAAAACAAGAAAACTTCTTATTTCTTTGATCATTTCTGTTTTAATTAGCATTATGATATTGGTTTCTCTGTTTGGCTGCGCGGGGGATCAAACTCTAAGAACCAGCGATTACACTAGAACCGAAAGACCCGAGTCTTTTCCTGAAGTAAAGGCAGAGAAAACTTCTTTCCTTTATCAAGCGACACCACACATTATGTGGGGTGCTGCTGTTTTAGGTTTAAGTTTTTGGTTATGGAAAGATTATAAAAAATCAAACAGGTGATTCGTACACCTTGTGCCTTAGATACTTGCAAACATAATAAGAATCAATGATGTCTGAGATAGGACTCTTGACATCCTTTCCATCCATACCAAAGAATGTTTTAAGGGGAACATTTGTTTCAGCAACGAAAGCATTGTACATTTCATTCTTCGAAGCATTTCCCTTTCCAGACGCAAATTTTTTTATTTCACTTGGTGTAAACACATCTACTGGCTTTGATTTCTGGAATAACTTGTATTTAAGAACTCCAGTATTTTCTGCAATATGAAAAACTTTGCCGGTTGCGTTGTATGCATATCCCTCTAGTCCTACACTCTGACATCCCATAACCTTATCAATCGCCCAATCGGCAATCGTTTCATACCTTTGAACTTCTTCGTTATATTTTGCAAAGTTTTCTCCTCGAATATTAGATTTTACCTTTCTTGCGTGCTTTTTCACATTACTAAGAAAGTAAAATTGACAAGAGTGGAAGGAGAATTTTTTCATGAGATCGTTTATGCAAATCGCTGGTCCACACAAACTATAGTCGATTCCTGCTATAAATTGAAGATCTTTCATGTAAATATATAGACACCCCCGTGAAGGGGTGTCTATATGAGGTGATCCACTTAAATATTAAAGTGTACGATATGTATAAAATATCGTTTTTTGGGTGTAGTCACTCAGCAGAGCGAGCAGGGCGTCGAGCGCCCGGGTCACCACGCATTGGACGATCACCACGCTCTACGACGCGAACACCACCGTCCCAGAGGCCAGAGATGGTTCTTGCACTCCAAGAAACACCGCGAGCGGTGTGAGGAATCACTGCGAACAGAAGAATCCACACACATAGTGAGAGTCCGAGGACTCGCTTACCGAGCCACCCACATGGGCAGCATGGTTTCGAACATGTCATTTCATTTGCTTTTGTAGCCATTTTATTATCCTTTCAATAAGATTCAGAAACTAAGCGTAATACCACTCCGAACAACGAACTGTCCCGATGAGGAACCAGCACGCCATCCAGTATTATCAGTTACGAAGTTGCTACCAAGACTCTCAAGAGCATACCCGAAGGTGTTAGTCCAGACAAGTCCGTGAGCAAGATCGTAGTTACCACCTACGGTGAGAAGGTTGAGACTACCATCATAGTCACCAATTTCCCACTGTGCAAACCCTTCAAAGTCATCCATGCACTGATAGGCAGCGGTGGTGACGATAGACCAGTTGTTGAGACTACCATCACCTGCATCATTGACGATCCAATCGGCGTCGAGAGTGAGAAGACCCTCAGTGATTTCACCACCGAAAGTGAAACTGTTCACACCTTCCGTGACAGAATCATAAGCCCAACCACCGTTAAGAGAAACAGCAGCATCCACATGGTAAGTCGCAGCAACACCGATGGCGTAGTTGTTGTCACCGACTCCTGCACCAGCGGTGTCGAAACCGTTGTTGTAGAAGACGCTGACTTCAAAGTCTCCGAAGGATCGGAAGGCTTCGATACCTGCTCCTCGTCCCTGACCAAAGGTGAGGGCTGAGACGCTGTAGTTGAGGGTTGTGAGTTGGGTTGGGTCGGTGACGAATCCAGCATAGAACTGGGGAACAAACTGTCCGACTCGGATGTTTGCTTCGTCGAACATGCGAAGAGTAACGACAGCATCAAGCAGATCGAAACTGTTCGTAACATCTGACCACTCACCACTGACGAGGTAAGAGAAACTCTCATTGCTCATATCTCCTGAGAAGGTAAGACGGGCGCGGTCAACCGCAAATCCGTTCTGTGCGGGAAGTCCGCCACCGTTGGAAAACTCCCAACCAGCCTGCATGAAACCACCAACATTGAGACTGAGGTGATTGTCATTGAGTGATGTTCGCGTTGCGGCGTCCATCTGGACAAGAGTCATCGTGTCCATATCCTGTCCTACAGCAACTCCACTGAAAAGACAGGATGTAATAATAGCATTGATCATTTTCATTTTTTTCTCCTTATGATTTAGATCAGTTTGTTAAGTCTACGATTTCGCAAGAGGTTCCAGTACAACTTAGTGTCTGGGATCCAGAAGTATTATCTTCTTTTTCGTACTCTCCGAGATCGCTCCAGTCAACATCGACTGGCATTTGCTTGAGCATTTCTTCGTACTCATTCCAAGTACAATCCTGATAGGGTGCTTGACGATATGAGTGATCACTATGCGGCAAGAACGAAATTCCAGAAATCTCGTCGAAGTGATCATATACCCATCCACCCACGGTAGGCCATTCTTCTTCCTTGACTGTGATCGTAACGGATGGTTTATGCTCACACCAGTGCCGTTGGTAAACTAACCACAGTTCGAGTTGTTCAATCGCAGTCATGTCATTACGAGTGACACAACCAGCAGGTGATTGAACAGGGAAGGAGAACACAGTGACATGATCTGGTTTCATGACATCTGCTTCATGCGGGAATCCCTTGTCCTTCATAAACGAACACAGGGGATCCTTGTTATCCGCACGCACTGTACGAATATACTGTGCGTTGTGACGAGCGTGAATACCAGACGCTGCGTCGGTCAACTGAGAAACGGTTCCAGATGGTTTCACGCAAGTGATCGCGGCAGACTGGGGAATACCGAGTTCATCGGCATGTTCCTTGTTCACCTTGATCGCTTCACTGCGAAGTCTCTGTAAAGTTAAATCCAATCCATCTACCTTTCTCGTTACTTCTGCGTCCATTATACCAGTAAGTGACACACCAAGCAAGCGTTCTTCTTCACAATTCTTCTTCCAATCACCAGAGAGAAAGCGGAAGTTGAGAAGAGTTGATTGCCATGTTCCAAGAATGGTGGCAAGTCTTACCTTGCGTGCCAGACTCTTGGGTGTGTCATCTTCACGGACAATGACTTCCGTGAGATTACAGAACTCACGGTCACGAAGAATGATTTCAGAACAAGGGTTAGTTCCAAACAGGTGATCCGCATCGCGGGTTCGGTACTCTGGATCCATCTTGGTTCTGAATGCGTTTGCCTTTTCAACCTGCTTCTGTGCTGCTTCGCGGTTGAAGATTCCACGCTCACCACTCTTCGACTTGTACAGAGCGACCCATTCTTCCATGAATGTGCCAGGCTCTGGCTTTTCTTTGTAGGAGACAGAGTTGTTCGCAAGGGCCCTCTGCGAATCTGCTTCCCACCATGCACCACTCTTCGCATCCCTCATACGCTCGTCGGTGAGTGATGAGAGAGAAATCAGTGCGGATCGACGAACACCTCCGACAACGACAATCTCCGCAATTTTGCAGATGATATCGTGACATTCGATCGAAGTAAGTTTTCGACCGTTTGCTTTTCGGAAAGTATCGACGGTGAATTGGAAGAGGTCTTCGAGCGGTTCGGGTCCACTGGCTCGACCTCCAAAAGTCTTAAGGCGCTCGCCGGCAGCACGAACTTTGCTCGTGTCCCATTTTGGAACTTGACCTCCAATGAGAAGGCTAAACAGTTCTCTATAGGCTTTCGCCCAACCCATCTTTGAATCTTTGACAACAATAGTCGTATCACTGTCTTCAAACTCCTCTGCTATCGTCGGCAGGGTCTTGATGAGGTCGCGTTCTACGGAGAACCCGACTCCAGTTCCGCACATAAGAATGTACAGAATCTCATCAAACGACTTGACTTTACTTGCACTAACATAGGAACAGTTATACCCTGCAACATTGTCCCTCTTAAGAGCCTCGCCTGCGGTCATTAACGCCCGCATAGACGGCATGATCTCTAGATTCGTAACGGCAGTCTGCAATTCCTTTCTCAACTTATCAGGAACATCATAATTGCACTCTGTCTTCAGGTGTTCTGTAAAGAACTCAAAATACCGATTCACGGTTTCTTCCCATGTCTCTCGGCGGCCTTCCTCTTCAATCCATCTAGAATATCGAGAAAGGTGAATAAATGATTGATATAAACTTGGAAGTCCTGACATAATAAACACTACTCCGTTTTCTTTTTATATGATCTATATGTATAAACTATTTTGTAAGATGTGACCATGAAACTGGGAAAAGTGGTGCGATCAATTTACCAATCGCTTTCGCATATTCTCGCACTTCATGTTGTGCATGGGTGTCGATTCGTTGTTTGTAGAATCGAGCATAAGCAGCAAGCGAACCAGTCCAGTACCACTCAGTGTACATTCCTTGTGGTAGTGCGAACCGTGCTTGCTCTGGTGCTACTTTGTTACGAAGAAGTTCATTGTATGTGTATAATGCAAGACGCATTACATTGTCGAAGTTCTTCTCTGCTTCAGGGTGAATCGTAATGAAATCACTACTTCCCTGCTTTGCACCATCTGTAGGTTCTCCTCTCCATGCTGGATAGTAGAACTCTGGTTCAAACGAAACATAACGGCGAGAGATCTCATTCTCCACGAAACCTTGTTTGTGCTTGAACATTTGTGTGCGAATCGACACAGGCGCCTTCACACGCAGAGTGATCTGAGGATGAGCAAATGGCGTCCAGTGTTGATGAGTCGCCAGATACTTCAGCAACTTCCCATCCCTCTCGGATAACTTCTGCACATCTTCTGGGTGGTACGAGGATCCACTCTCACGCAGTCTTTCCACTGCTTCCTCATCGATCTCCCACTCAGTATCTTTTGAGAACGAAACCCGTGCGGCGTTACACACCGTGAGATCCGAACCCATGTGATCTACCAGATCAACGAAACCTTTATCTAATACTTTCTCTTGCATATTATACTTTTCTCCATCGATTGAGTCTCATTGTTGCTTCTAAACCAGAAACCGCATTGTCATCCATAATCTTTTTGATTTCTTTTGGTGTCATTCGATACACCATGTCGTTGATATCCTTATCCTTGATACCATTCGGCCAAATACACACTGTCTTTCCCTGATTGATCAGGTTCTCATTGAACTTCACAATCTGGGGATTGCGTGGTTCGTTGTCAAGAACATAAACCATATCAGTGTTTGCGAATCGAGCAGGTTCGTTCTGAACTGATGCTGCACCCACCATTGCTACCGTGTTGTCGATGAAGAGACTGTCTAATGGACCCTCCACAACATACACACGCTTCTTAGGATTCGCACGCCACATACCATACCAGAGTCGTTCGATAGACTTGTCTGACTTCACGGTGATGTATCGTAGTGTGGTGCGGGCGTTGTACTCATCCTTCATCGACAACGATCGACCCTGAACGGCAACAACATTATCTTTCTTGTCAAAGAAAGGAATGACGAGTCGTGGTTCTGGTCCAGTTGTCTTTGAGGGATTGAACTCGGGGTCCACCAACTTCATGTAAGCATAGAAATTTTCTGTGAAGTACAACATACTGTAGAACTTCTTTGGAATTCTACGCATCTCCACAAACTGTCGGCAGATGTGATCTTCAGGAAGATCCTTCACGCACTTCAGTGGTTTGAGTAGATTGTGTTTTGGTTTGAACTTTGGTGCAGACATTTTAAACATTTCTTCTACTTTCGGTTTTTTGTAATTCGAGTTTCCGTTATGGCCTTCTTTCCACCTTTCCATTTGATATTCTTTGACGAGTCCCGGAGACACACTCTCCAAGAATCTATACAAAGAGTGGCCAGCACCACAGTTATGACACTTATAGAAGTAATCACTACCCTTCTGGTAAAAGAATCCACGAGCTTTGTTTTTGTTTTTCTGCGAATCACCGCAGATGGGACACCTGCAATTTGCTAAGGTTTCCGACTTCCATTTGAATTTATCCAAATGAACTGATGCCATGTTTATGAATTTTTTATCTATGTAAACTGCCATCAAAATTTCCAATCATCAACAACTGTAGAAGTCTTTGCAAATTTTTCTTCCATTTCCGTTTTCATGTCCTGACCAGAGCCAATCAAAGTTTGCTGTGATGGATCAACATCGCTAAATTTCATCTTAGACCTGTTTAATCCAAGAACGAACTTCTTGTTCACAGCAGCATCATTATATCTGTTTTTAAGTTGCTTTACAAGTATTTGATTCAATTCTTCCAATTCCTCGGTGGAGATCAAAGCAAACATGAAATCTGCTGTTTGAGGAAGCCCAAAGGATTCACTAGTGTCTTCCAATCCCATATCACTATTAGAATAACCACCTCTATTTACTTGTGTTGCAGTGAACAATGGGACATTGTGTTCCACTGCAAGTCCTCTTAATTCTTCCGCTATGGACTTCACCAAAAAATATGATCCAATGTTTCCACCCTTAAGTCTTGCGGATGCACAAATGTTCAAATAATCAATAAAAATAACATCAGGAATAAAATTCTTTTTGAGTTTTAATTCTTCCAGAAGAGATCGAAAGTGATTCGCTGTCGCAGTTGCAGTTGGATACTCTTTGATAATAAGTTTACCCTTAACTGTCTGTTTAAGATTCTCAATCTTCTTGTCATATTTATCCTTACCAAGAAGTTTCAAATCACTAATATCAGTATCCAAAAGATTTGCATCGATTCTTTCTGCGATTCTTTCTTCTGCCATTTCACATGTTATATAAAGAACATTGTTGTTCTGTGCAAGACAATGTGCTGCGTGGTGACACAACCACATAGATTTACCCACACCCGTACCGGCCATAACCACATTTAGAGTTTTAGTCGGAGTGCCTCCTCCGGTGATATCGTTGAAAAAATCTAAGTCGAAAGGAACTTTCTTTTCTGTTCTATTATAAAATTCAAAGCGAATTTCTGAATCTTCAATGTAATCGTGTCCGATGTGAGTATCAAAAGAAACAGAAAGTGCATCAGAAAGAATCGTAGGAATAGATCCCTGAGTTTTCTCTTTGGATTTTCCGTCGATAATCTGAATGGATTCCATAATTGCATTATAAACTGCTTTGTCTTTACAAAACTCTTCAGTTTCATCTTTTAGCCATTCTTGATTCAACGACTCGTCATCATGAAATGACTCCAAGTACTCTAGAGTAGTTTGAAATTCACTTTCATTTAAGTCCTTTCTCTTGTTCAACTGAATATTAACTGCATCTTTAGTGGGTGATGCAGAATACTTTTCATAGAAAGAACTTATCTCAGAAAAAATTACTCTATCGATTTTGCCATGAAAATATTCTTCTTTCAAGAAAGGTATAATTTTCTTAGCATAATCAAAATTGTAAACTAAGTTCTCTAAAATAATTTTTTCTGTAAATACAGATTCACTCACCAGAAAGTTCCTCTTCATCTGATCCATACATGAATTCTTTAGATGCGATATTTTCGATTTGCTTCATTATATCATCAGTAAAATATTTTTCCGGATCCTTGTACACGGCCTTTTCATAAGCCTTTGTCCCATCAGGAAATTCATACCGCGTAGAAACCTTTTTAACTATACCATATTTTTCTGCTAGAGTCAATAATCCGTAGTAAGGATGAAGTCCACTTTCATAGTTTAGCATGACATCTACCATTGCATTTTCTTTGGTAAGCCTGGACTTATAATTCTTGCAGTGAATAATGTTACCGATAACATCAGTTCCTTCTTTCACTTTTTTCTTCGAAAGAAATACGATTGTTGATGCGGCATATTTAAGTCCTGCACCACCACTCATCTGCTTTGTTGGGAACATGGATCCAACTTGATCATAAGTGTGATTTGTCATGATCATGGGAATACCAGCGTCTCCTAACTTAAGAGTTAACACACGAAAGGTAGCCTTAATAACTTGAGCGCGAGTCATGTCTCTGGTGGTCTTTCCCTCGGCAGTGTCCGACATTTCTTTTTCAGTAGAAAGCATACCGAGAGAATCTAGACAAATCAGCATTGGTTTTTGTTCACTCTTAGGCATTGCCTTATACTTGTCTACGATTTTGATCGCTTGGTGTCGGAAATCCTCCACAGTTGACACCGGCATCACAGCAACTCTGTTTGGATCAATTCCTCTTCCCTTGATCATATCGGAAGTTACGGCTTGTTCAGAATCAAAATATAAAACTACTCCTTCGGGACGATCACGAAGAAATTTAGCAACGATTCCGAGAGTAAAATAGGTTTTACCTGTAGCAGATTCTCCCGCAATAGCAATGATTTTATTATCAGGAATACCACCGTAAATAGAACCACTGAGAATAGCGTTAAAAATGTAACATCCGGTATCCACGAACCCACTAATATCTGAGCCAGCAAGACCATCATTAACGACACTTGCATACTTATTACCACTTTCTTTAATCAAATCATCAAGCATTAATTTCTCCGTATTTCTTTCCGATCTTTCTTTTGATATTTTCCGAAACTTGCTTTCGGTGCAAAAGATCATCGTATGTTTTCAAATCTGTTTTACTGTCTTTAATTCTAGCAGAAACACTTCTCTCTGTCAATAAACATTCTTTCTTTATAAGGTAATATAGAAGTTGTGTTTCTTCTAAGCTAAAATTAAATTTCATGTGTTCATCATTCATTTTTTTATTATCCAAAAAAACTTTCTAGTGTAGATTTCTTTTCATATTCCCACCCAACTGCGTTGAGAATTGTAGAGAGCGGATCGAGGAAACTGGTTTTAAATTGCTTTTCATAATCGATGTAAGGTTGCAAATTGAATTCTTTTGGTATACCGTTCGGAAAAGAAAGAACATGATCTTTTCCGTAAGATCCTGCCAATGGATTTGGTGTTTTGAGATATATGAATTTAATCTTATCGCCATCGATTATTGTTTTATACTTTCTACTAAGTTTCATTTTTCTGATATAGTGATTATATATCAATGCGCCCTTAACTGCAATTGGAGTTCCCTTCGCATAGATCTGAGTGCTGTCTTTGTACTTCTTTACATTCGAAACACCACGCGGAAATGCGATTACCTCTGGTTCCAAAGACTCAAATTTAGTTTTGAACTTTTTAACTGCTGACTGTATCTGTTTCTCATCTCCATTCATCACTATCTTTATCATTTCCTTCAAACTGTCACGAACCACTTGAGGTGTGGATGATCGAGAAGTTTCAATCCCCATAATTTTTACTTTTGGTTCTTTATACTTAACTCCCTCAGAATCAAATACATTCAGCATGTATCTTTTCTTTGCAGTCCAAACACCAGTGGAAGCGATGACTTCCCGCTTCATTATCATTTTGTTAGAATAAGCATTCATCAACTTTGCCAATTCATCATACTTTTGTTCAATATATGGTTCTAGAACTTTAGTAGAAACTTTGTCGAGATAATTTACAATATCATCTTTGGATTGATTATCACAATTCATTTGAACTAATTTATCCAAACAAATGTAAACACTGTCTGTATCGGAAGCAATAACATAATCCTCATTATCTGTTTTTAGAATTTCATTTAGGAAAGAATTTAACTTACTTTCTATCCATCGAATACTCAGTTGTCCAGACAATGTGATCGCTTCGGCCATTTCGACATCATAATATCGAAACCACTCGTTCCCAATCGCACCATAAGCGGAGTTCAATTGAATCTTACGAACCATCTGGAAGTTATTGAACTTTGCAATTTGAAAATCCAATTCTTTGTTGTCTGGATCTTTCTCTTTCTGCTTCTGACACTCAATCATCTTCTTCTTGTACATTTTGCGCTCTACATACATCTTTTCCATAAGTTCCGCAAGGAATCCCTGCTTGTCTCTGCGGTAAAGTGTGGAGTTTGCAGCAACACAATACCCTTGACTTTTCTTATCTTCAATGAAACTCATCGAAGATTCGTCTCTCTCCAATATATCCTCAACATCAATTGATCTTCGGGACGAGATTCCCTTGATCTTTGTGTCTGGACTAATATTGTACTGCATAATCAAGTGAGGATATAGACTGTTCAAGTCAAACGAAACTATCCAATCATGTTTACCAACAATTGGGTTTTTAACATATGCCCCTGCATACTGCGTATCTTTTTCTGAAAAGTTTTTCGGAGGAATAATGATATTCTTTTCATGCAGATAATGAAAAATAATTTGATCCCAAGTTTTCACTTGAGAAAAAACATCCATCATGTTTACTTTTGCAGAGTAGGTAAGTGCGACAACCAACTCAATCAATTTCATTTTCTTTTCTAGTTTATGAACTAGTTCTACATCCTTGATATTGTATTCAATAAACTTCTGAAAATCCTTTTTATAGAATTCAGTAATGCTATCGAATTCATCATAAGAGAGTTTCTTTTGTCCTAGTTCCACAAAAGCAATATGATCCAGTCTGTATGATTCTTGGTTTGTGTATGTAAAGGTTTGATACAATTCATAATAATCAAGCACCGAAACACCGATTGGTTCATAAACCGTGTGATCTCGATTCATTCTGTGAACGACTCTTTCTCGCACATAGCGCCAAGGAGAAAGCATTTTTGCTTTCGCCGAACCAATAACAGCGATGCTTCGATTGTACAAATATGGAATATCGAAAAATCTAATGTTCCATCCAGTAACAATGTCAGGAGAAACTTCATGCCAAAAACGATAAAACTCTTCTAGAAGTTCTCTTTCAGAAGAAAAATTAAAAACTACTTCGTTATCTTTGTCACTTGAATATTGCCCCAAAGCAAAGACATAATAAGTTTCATTGATTGCAACTGTGATTGCAATCACTCTTTCATTTGGATTTTGATAATCAGGGAATCCTTTCTCTGCTTCAGTTTCAATGTCAATATAAGCAATAACAAGATCATCAATATCGTATTCTACTTCACCCGAAAACTCTTGGGCGATGTAAGAGTATGCGTAATCGGTATTACCATGAATTTCTAGCCCTGCGGTGTTTCGATGATCCTTGATAAATTTATTAGTGTCAAGCATAGAACCTACACAGAACTCTTCCATGTATCTCCCATCCAGACTTTTCCACTCGGTTTTCTTGTCGGTGGGAACATAAAGAGTGGGCGAAAAAGGAACTGTTCTCTTTACCCTTTTTCCGTTCTCGACACCTCGATACAGAATGTTATCACCACGCACCATCACATTAGTATAAAAATCAGAAGCCATTGTCCCTCATACTCTCATGGTTTCTTTCTTCCATAAGCAATTCTAATTTAGAATTTTCAGATTGTGTTTCTTCATCTTTGTCTTGAATGTAAGCAGAAAGTAAAACCATGTAATTGATCACATCCACTATTGTATCACGAAAACTTTCATCTTCAACATGCATTTTACCGGAATTCAAGAAGGAGGAAAGACGACTCATTTTGTCAGTGATGCGAGTCATAAAACCTTGCTCGGTGCTACAGATACCCATAGACTCTACGCGAGTAAAGTTTGCAAAGGGTTCATTTCCCTCTTGTCCTGCATAATCTCTATTTTTAAGAGACATCAACTGCTGTGCAGATTTGCATATTTCTGAGTGATACATTAAAAGTTCATCGCGTGTCATATTATACTCCTGTAGATCCGAAACCGCCGACGCGGTTGGTCTTTTGTGATTCTGGTGTTGCTTCTGTGTAGGTGACATATCTAACATGTCTAGCATATTCAATGATCTCAACCTGAGCGATACGATCGCCGTGGGTAATCTTGAATGGTGTGTTTGTGGTATTGTGAAGTGGAACGAAAACTTCCTGACAATAGTCAGAGTCAATGACACCTTCTGCATTGATCAAAGTAATTCCAGTCTTCACTGCCAGTCCTGATCTTGGATGCAGACGGGCAGAGAAACCGATGGGAATATCCATTACCATACCAGTCGGAATCAAAGCACGACACTTTGGATTCAAAGTGAATGTACAGATAGGAACATCACTGTCGAACACCACATCAGGCATGGTGGTATGTGGTTGGTTATATCCATCATACCACTTGATCTCACGAATCAATGGTGCAACATCTTCGGGAGTGACGGGTCCACGCAAATGAGCATGGATGTCGTAACAAGCAGCCTCATGGCTGCCCAGTTTCAGTTCAAGTGTATTAGGATACAACTTGTGGATCTTCATCGTCTCGGACATAGTATCTCCATAAAGTAAAAAGTCATAACGAAATTATACTCTATGTATGAGAAAAGTCAACATTATCCGTAGTATTTTACCACCACCTTACCGTTGGCACCATCACCACCGGCATCAGAAACACCAAGACTAGTCGATCCTCTTGCTCCGCCACCACCACCACCAGGCGTTGTTCCGTCCTGTGCAGCAACACTACCAGATATTTGACCACCTGCACCACCGGCACCACCGTTTGCTCCGTCTCCGCCATCACCACCATCACCAGATGTGCTTGCTCGGGTATTCCCGTTCTCTCCACTAGTGTTTGTGTCTCCTCCAGATGCACTTCCTCCGAGCGGGGCACTTGCACCAAAAGCGGTGGATGTGTTGGCACCACCCCCACCACCAGCGGAAAGAGAAACAGGACTGGACAAAGTAGTATCACCACCACCACTTCCTGCGGCACCAGCGGCACCACCGGCGCCTCCAGAACCAACAGTAAAGGTTAAAGTATCACCCGATACAAGTGATGATGATTGATATCTTTTCTTCAGGTATGCACCACCAGCACCACCATTCTGTGCATAGTAAGTTGGAGGGCGGCCGCTTTCCATAAGTCCCGCACCACCACCACCGGCACCCCACATCTCGATCTCGATGAACAGAGTTCCTGCTGGAATTGTAGCGTCCTGAGATCCAGTTGATGTGATTGTCTCGGTTGACAGCAGTTGATACTGTCTCGTCGAAGCCGCTCTGGATGCACCGATCATGAGAAGTTCAACCCACCCACGAATCCGTAAATTGTAACACCTGCATTGGTAGTTAAGAATGTGAGTATATCTGTACCAGAAGATGTCAGTGTTGGTGCAACCCCACCAGGCCATTTTACTGTCTGAAAGCCCGAAGGCCATGTTACAGTGTGAGCGCCGCCGTTTGTTATTACGAGAGTAACCGTTCCTGCTTGACCGGCGCCGGGAGCGTTTGAAAAACTTACAGTCATATTACCACCAACAGTTAATGATTGCACATTTCCATCTTCAAAATCAACCGAGAAACTGGTAGTTTTCGAACCAATTGCGTTTACAGTTTCCGAATAATCCTTAAGTTGAGGCCTTATTACTTGATTGTCTAAAAAGTTACAAGGCGCATTAGCAGTGATACCGGCATCAGCAGAAATACCTTTCTTGAACTGCGTTTTCTGATTGTGGTAATGTAGAGATGCGGCCGCAACAAATCCATTTGTTGTGTCACCATTTGGTAGTAACTGCACTTCGTTTGTTGCTACTCTAAACTGTCCATTGGTTGCATTACCCATCCTACTACCGTTAGCCATTTCAAGATTACCAGCGGACAAGTTAATTCCATTACCGCCGCTAATTTGACCATCACTCGAAACACCAGCGACATGAACCACGGCGGTTGGATCAATACCTAAAGTAGATCCATCAAGTGTCATACCTGCACCAGCGACTATTTCAGATCCACTAGCGGCACTTGATTGGAAGGTTCCATCAGGGAAGGTAATGCCAAGGGCATCCATTGAGATACCCTGTTTTGCATGGAAAAGTTCGTCTGCCTGAAGTTTTACATAAGCAATAACACCACCAGACTCAACCTTCATTCTGGACTGTCCGCTAGTGTTCACATAAAAGTTATTG